TAGGGCAGCCAGGTGTGCCTGCGAGGTGTCTGTGTTGGCGACGGTCCCCCTGGGCCGTTGAGACCAGGCGCGTCGCTGGACTCCAGGCGTGCTTTTGGCTGTTCTGGCCAACGTCGTGTCTTACGGACCGCGTCCGTAGCACCCCTGCCCGGGGTTTGGGTCCCCCGGGTTCATGGGGTGTGTTACCACAACGAGATCGCCGCCCTTGTGAAGCGATCTCTCGGTCCCACACCCGGCTCAGTTGAGGCTCGCCGCGGACCTGTTCTGGATGCGTTTAGGCGTATCCGACGGGTTGCGAGCCGATATAGTGAGTCACGTTGGGACTATCTGGAGACTGCGCAATCGTATACGGGTGCTCTGCGCAGGAGATACCTTGAAGCAGAACGCTCTCTGAGGGAGGATGGTCCGTTGGGCTCGTCGGACTACCTCCTTAGAGCGTTTCTGAAGGCTGAGAAACGCCATTTGCAGAATGTCGCGAAACCTAGGATGATTTTTCCGAGGTCACCTAGGTACAATCTGCATCTGGCATCTTGGCTGAAGCCGTTCGAGCACTGGTTGTGGGGTAACCTACGCCGGTCGGCTTTCAATGGTGTCGGAAACTCCAGGGTTGTGGCGAAGGGTCTTTCACCTCGGCAGCGGGCAGCGCTGATAGTTCGGAAGTTTTCCGAGATGCCTGACTGCGTGGTGATGGAGGTTGATGGGCGCGCCTTTGAGGCCCATCTGGACGTCTGGCAGCTGCTTCAGGAGCACTGTGTCTACGCTTCCGCGTACCCTGGTGACGGGGGCCTTCGGAAGTGTTTGAACAAGCAGCTGCGTAACTTCGGGGTCACTGGTTGTGGCTTGCGATTCTCTCGCGACGGTGGTCGCGCAAGTGGGGATTTCAACACGGGTATGGGTAACTCCATTGTCATGTTGGCTGTCGTCGCTGGAGCTATGTCCTTGCTGGGGGAACAGCGGTGGGACACTCTGGTTGACGGCGACAATGCTCTTCTCTTCTTGCCTTCCTGCGCCATGCGTCGGGTTGTCCAGGGATTCGCTGCTGCCGCCCTCGAGGTCTCGGGCCATGAGATGGTCCTGGAACGTCCAGTGTCGGTCGTTGAGGAGGTGCGGTTCGGTCAGTCAGGACCGGTGTGGGTCGAGGGCGGTTGGCAGATGGTGCGTGACTGGAGGAAGATCGTTAGCCACGGTACCTCCAGCCATGCTCATTTGCATGAACCGCGGTTCGCTTTAGAGTGGATCAGGGGTGTCGCCTTGTGCGAGGCCTCTCTCGCCCACGGGGTTCCGATTCTGTGGTCCTGGGCCAATCGCCTACTGTCACTGACGGAGTCAGTCACCACTGTGCGCTGGGACGCGCACAGAGACTATAGCGTCTTGGGTGTCTGCTTTGCCAAGGTGGGGGCTAGGGCTCGCGAACCTGATCTTGTCTCCCGACAGAGCTTCTCTCGTGCGTTTGGTGTGACGCCCGATGAGCAGGTGCAACTGGAAGGTCTCATGTCCGCGGTGGAGGTGTTTGTTGCACCTTCACCTGCCGTGGAGTGGGACGATCCTGTGTACGGAGATTGGTTCGAGTGAACGAGTTCTTGTCGCGTGGTCTGGCCGGGGATTCCGGCACCGTGCGTGTCACCGGTTGGGTGACCTCCTCGGCCCGGGAGGGTCGCACTGTGGGCCCCTGGGGGAGGCGTCTACGGACGCTAGATCGGAAAGGTTTAGGAGCGGCTTCGAGCCGTGGTTACTAGCTTTTGTCCGGGTTCTCTCCTTGGGGAGCAGGTTGTAGGATGCTG